GCCCTGTAGCTTGTCTAACGCTTTGACAAAGGGTTGGTCAAGGCATTGGCTAAAGTCTCTCTCAGAGGTCATACGTTTGATATACGGCCTCTTAGTTATAGGGTTCCTCAACCCTGTTATCTTCGGGAATCTTCGGAAGCTAGTACCAGTTAGTGTAGCTCTCTCAAAGTCCTCAGGGATTTCACCTAAGTCTTCCCAGTTTTCTGTTAAGAATATAACATATGGTGCACGATAGCCTTCGTACTCCCTCTCTACCTCCACGTACTTTAGCTTTAGTAGTGCTTCAATAAACAGATCACCTACTGCAAACAGTTCTGTGTAAGAACTATTCTTAATACCCATACGAGATAGCACTGCTAACCCTATGGCTGTCGATGTGGCTGTTAGTTTAAAGCTTTTACTGCTAGTATTACGGGATCTAAGGAACGTACTCTGGGCTGCTTGTACTGCACATATGACAAGCTCTTCATACTTTAAGCCATAGTCCATATGTCTGTTTAAGAGTTCGATGCCCGAGTGATTCCTACCCCGGGCACCTTCTCTGTTGCTTCTTATATACTCTGCTACTGCATGTATAGCTCCAGCCATTTACACTCCTGCGTTGTAGTCTAAGAAATCTACTTGACCTTTTAATCGTTTCGTTCTTTGATCATAGTATGCTGAACCACAATCCCCAGTAAGCCCTGTAAATCTGGACTTGAGTACCCTGAGGTGTATGGTGTTTCTTTCATCTTCATTCTGTGCTATTAAGTTACGGGCAAATGTAACGATATCAAAGCTAATCTGCTTGATTGAACCTGAACCTTTGATGTCATCAATAGACGCAAGGTGTCCCTCTTCGAAAGACTTACCTTGAGACTTACGTAGGTGGGATATAATACCCAACCAGACATCATGTTTCTTTACAACCTTAAGCAGGTCAGACATAATAGCATCGATTGCTTCATTACCAGTCTTACCATCAGTACCCTCAGATACAGCGATAGTAATATGGTCAAGCACCAAATGCTTACAACCCAATAGACACAAGTTCTCTATTTGATCTATAAGAGAAGAATCAGATACAGCACCGTTATGATCAAGGAGAATGAGACGGTTGTCTCCAAACACCTTATCAAATGCATCTCGCTCCTGTTCTTCTGTTGGGTCTTCAGGTACAAACATCTGTATAAACTTCTGGGCTGAGTCACCAATAGATTCCTCAAGTGATACCATCCCAATGTTATCATCCGTTTGTTCCTTCAACTGTAGTATAATTTCTTTAATCATAGTAGACTTGCCTGAGCCAGTACCTGAAGTGAATAATGTTATCTCTCCATGGCGCATACCACCTAGCTTATCGTTCAACCCGCTAAGGCAACTAGGGTATGGCACTGACTGTACTGTTTTGCGTTTTACATACTCTTCCCATATGGCTTCACCTCGTACTACTGCAGCCGGTGTATATGGCTGAGCAGACCAGAACGCATTTACTAAAGCCTTGTGTCCATGTTTAATTAAAGTCTCACATGGATCATTTTCAGGTAGACTAGCTACCTTTACCTTATCCCAGCCAATGATCTTAGCCGCATTTTCTACTGCCTTCTCACCAGCTTCATCTTGATCAAACATTAATACAACTGTATCGAATGATCGTACCCACTCACGATTACTGATAAGCGGGTTGAGGTTACTGGAAGATGGTAGGGATACTACGGGGAATATCTTACCCCCGTTTGTTAGAGTTGATTGGGCCACTGCCATTGCATCTAGCTCACCCTCAGTGATCACTAATGATCTACCACCTTGGGTGAAAGTGGATTGTCCGAATAAATCTATCTCAGAGAAATCACCCTTGACCCTAAAGTCCTTAGGTAACTGCCTAACCTTGTAAGCAACTGTCTTACCTTTCCTAGTATATGGGTAGTAGTGAGCTTCTATTGTACCATCTTGGTTGTACGCTACTCGCATACCATAGTGTGCTGCTACTTGCTTTGTGATACCACGCTCTTGTACACCACGGGTATCGTATGCATTTATACTTTCTAGGTTTTCAGTTTGCTTTGGTTGATATGATTCTTGCATTGTATTTTCTCTTTCTTTATCAAATGTAATTTTATCACAGACGAAACACTTACCAATACCATTGGAGTACATACCGACACCATCGGATGAACCACAATGTTTACAGGCTACGTGCCCAACAAATCTATCTTTCTTCATCAAGACCACCGTTCTTCTTTAAGATTCTTTATCACTCTTCTCTTCTGTTGTGATTCCTTCTTCCTCTGAATCCGTGAGGCCTTCTTTGTCCTTCCGTTCTTCTCGTACTCCAGAGGCGATTCTGGATAATCGTTCTCTTGTTTCTTCATTAACTTCTTCCTTAGGTATAAACTTAATTGCACCAATCTGTCTGTTGAGATATACAGGTGTACCATCAGGGTACTTCTCAGTTAGAACATCAAGCTCCCACTGTACCTTAACTTCTCCAGCAGATAACCCACCCTTAGTTTCAAACAGTTGTAGTATCTCATACTTAAACTTATCACTACCTAACTCTTCTACCATAGTATTAATATGCTTAGACGAGCTGCTGTAGGTCTTCCAGTTAGATACTACTCTGTCTTTCCCTTTACGATACTGATGGAACTGTTTACGTCCTATGTATCTTTTAGGATTCTCAGGGTCAGTACATGTTATTAAATATATAAATCCAAAGTAATCATCAGGGTCAAAGGGAGAACCGTAGTACTCCCAATGACCTAAGTCTTGTTCACTCATTTCATCTTCTTTGTCCCACATGGATATAACAAATAACTCTCCATACTTATCTATCTCTGACTTAGGGTATCCCTGCTCTATATACCATTTCTTCTTGTCGTCCCATGACATTTTCATATAACCCTTAGGGATAGCCTTAGGGAATCCATAACGCCATCCTTCAGGTGGATCAACTACTAGAGTCATCGTAAGCTACTCCCTTCAAACACTTCATCAAGCTTCAAGGACTCAAAGCCATCAAAGGATCTACGCATATAGATTAAGTTGAAGCATAGGTCTAGCTTTTCTTTCCATTCCCTTGGGTGCTTGTCTCGCCAAGTAGATCTTACTACATCCATCATCTCAGCTGTACTTACACCTTCGAGTATCTTCTCTGCAGTCTTAGGCCCTATACCTTTAATGCCCTGTATATTATCAGAAGAGTCACCAGTTAGCAACTGTTTACACAGAAGGTAGTGACCTTTATCTTCATCAATATGGTATAGGTTTTGTTTGTTAAAGTTCCAATGCCAACCCGGGATCATGTCAATGTCTTTATCAACGTGAGCAATAACCCATGAGTCTCCAGCTTCGGTAGCTTCGGTAGCCCAGATAGATACTAAGTCATCTGCCTCACAACCATCTGAAGGTACGCAGTCTGTTGACCAGCAGTAATCATAGAGGTTGTTAAGTAAGGCCTTAACCTTAGGATCCATCTCGTACTTGTTCCGGTTAGCTTTGTAATCATCAGCAATATCATGCCTGAAATTACCTTTACCTTTTACAGCAACATAACCTTTGGAACTATTAGTGTCTCGCATTACAGCTTTCAGGGCCAAGTCAAATGTACTTTGAGCCTGAGAGTCTGAGTTAGTTGTAGCTGCGATACGGTATAGCATTGAGTCTGCATCAATAAAACATTTGTCAAACTCTGGTTCTTCTTTGTACTCAGTATTAGTGAACGTCAGCATAGCTGTCTCCAATTTGTCCATCACCATCCATACACATAACACCTACAGATTTAGGTGCTTCTTTGAAAGCTTCAACACAGATCTCTTTTACCTTCTCTGCATCTGATTCCTTAGCCACAAATACAACCTCGTCATGGTAAAACAACGTAGGGTATGCAGATAGACCTAGCTCTTTAATCTTCTTAGATGCGTACACAAGGGCTGCTTTACAGGTGATACCCTCTAGTGTCTGCAGTAAGTAGTTAAGAGTCTGATGTTCAGACCCAACCATTACTCGTCTACCATCAGCACCCATAATAAAACCTTGTCCTGTCTTTATTTGAGACATTCGGTACTCATCTTCCAGTTGATCTTTAAGAACCTTAAGCCCCGGCAGTGTAGCCTTAAACTTAGCATCAGCATCTTTACCAATCTTAGCAGACTTCTTACCTGATACAGCTTCACCTAGCTTAGCATGCCCTGCACCAAACAAGTAGGCATAGATAAATGTCTTAGCTTGTGGCCTTGAGATCCCTAGTATGTCAGCATTACGTTGATGTACGTCACCATTGATTACCTCATTGGTAAAGTTATCATCATTAATGTAGTGACATAAACCTCGGAACTGATTACCTGCAGAGTCAGCACCAATAACCTTCATGCCTTTCTCGCATGTTAGTAGGCTACGTAACTCTTTACCGTATGGTGCATAGACTCCGGGGATGTTAACAATAGTTCGGTGTCTGCACCTGAACGATGGAGTACCAATTGTAAACATAGAACCATGCAGCCTACCGTCATTATACTTGTCTTCATCTTTAACCTCTTCTATCCAACCC